ACAAGACCGTGCTCCTCCCGGGGCTACAAAAGAGGTTAAAATTATTGTAAAGCCTAATGCAAAAGTGATCTATTGGGCTGCAGAACCTGCAAATGAGAAACTGAAGAATGTTCAGTCTTGGAAGGATGCCTATCAGCATTTTGAGAATGCGGGAGTAGCCACTGCAAATCAAGAGGGAGCAGTTATCTTGAAAGTTCGCCCTCCTCAGATGTATAATGTACCGATTCGTGGCAAGTTAGAACATCATGTTCATTATCGTTTATGCGATGAAGATGGATGGATGAGTCATGTATATACGACTTATCTGGATAAGAATAAACCTGAAGGATTTGCTGATCATGATTATAAACTTAAAAATAAGGCTGATACCGCTGCGAGTTTATACTAGAAGCGGACAACCCGCTGCGAGTTTATACTAGAAGCGGACAACCCGCTGCGAGTTTATACTAGAAGCGGACAACCCGCTGCGAGTTTATACTAGTTATTAGTTTGTATTAATTTTACAGTATATTTAGACTAATAAAAATTGAAAGGTTAGAATGTTAACAGTAAAATCAAAGATAAGTAAGATGGCTGATCTGATTATTACACTCCTCCAAGCAATTGATGCGGATGAAACGATTAAAATCAATGGAGAGAATTATGATACAATTCATCCGCTTGTCAATGCAGTCATTTATTTGGCAAATGAATATTTAACAGCAGATGATCGTCATATTCACATGCGTGTCTTGAAACAGAAAGGATATAATATATTTCCAGGTGAACAAGATCGGTTTGGATGGCTAACGGGTTGCATTCAACTTCCGAGGGGGGTGATTGTCTTTGGATAAATGCAAAGCAATAAAAGCAAAGCAATAAAAGCAAATTATTGCATACGATACGATAAAATATAATTAGACGGAACAAAGCGAGGAACTCCTAATTCATGCGACGATTCATCATCAAAATGCCACCATTCTTTTGAAAGAGGATGCTTAAATTGTGTTGTGTAATGACCACCATACATATGTGATCCATGATGATCTACAATTCCACATAACTCATACTTCACATCTGATCTAACTTCATCCGCATAATAATTTGATAATGACAATATTTCAACTAAAGGACATGTTGTCATAATCTTCATACCATGTTTTTGAAAACGATCCAATACAATAAATAAATGTTTCGGTAATTTCCAAATATGAGAATATTTTTTTGCAGGATATTTTCCATTGCATGAATCACATTTATATTCATTAATATCAGTTACTTCATTCACTTCTTTACAGATCCATTCATACAATGAAGCACCTTCACATGGAACCTTGAGAGAGTTGAATAACTCCCATTGATATGTTTTTGTTTGACATTGAGAACAGATCACTGTTTTTCGTAACATTCCGAAAAAAGTATCTACGATAATACTTGTTTTTTTCAATAAAAAATGATTCCATGCTTTTTGTGCCATGGAATCCATTGTTTTTTCTTCTGATTCAAATACTACAGAAACAGATAATTCTTCATGAAACTGATCCAATAAATAGGATATATATTCATGTGCATCCTGTTGCATATGGTGTCCAAACATATCATATGGAGTATTCTGTACAGCTCTTCCAATCTCTGAAATAAATGCAAGTGGGCGAACATATGCAGGTTTATGTGCTGACCAAATAGTAGCAAGAATATCTTTATAGGCAAGAACAACCTTTTTTGTAGCCAATTGATCTACTGATTGAGTAAGACAGAACATAGATAGTTCCTGACATGTACGCAATAGTTGTATAATTGCATTCACATAGCACATATTTCCCATATTTTGAATCCCAACAACACCTTTTAGTTGTAAAGGTGGATCCATTATCCTTTTGAAAGCGTATATGACTTAAGCTCTTGGTATAATAGTAAAGTAGAAATGGCAAATCCGTATCATATTCAGTTATTAAATGATTTGCACAATTATTTTCCAGAATTGCTCTATAATCATGAACGATTTAGATCAACTACTGATATATTGTTGTATATAATTGCTATGGCACGTATTAATCCTCATCAGGATGATCCTTATGACTATTATCAGCGTCAATATCAAGCGAGATATGTTCGTCCATTATATGATAGACACGATGTTTATAGACACGATGTTTATAGACAAGATTCTTATAGACATGATGAAATGCCATTGCGCAATGCACCTCAGCGACACCGATACAATCCGATTCAGCGACCAGATGTCCAGCGATCTTATGCATCGCCATTGTATCCACCTCCATCCCCTGCAGAACCCAGTAATTTAATTCTAGAATTCCGTTCTTTTTCTTCAGAATCAGATGGTCTTAGAAATATATTCAATCAACTTATGGGTGATAATTTTTCACAACATATTGCTGATTTATTAGATGTTCCTGTTATTCCAACTGAAGAACAAGTTAGGAATAATACGACATTACGTACTCTAGATGAAGATTCATCCGAAAACTGCGCGATCTGTCAAGATCCTTTCTTAAAAGATCAAGAAGTGCGTACTATTACGCATTGCAATCATGATTTTCATAGTGCATGTATTGATACTTGGTTTCAATCCAATTGTCATTGTCCGTGTTGCAGACATGATATCAGGGAGCATTAACCATTTATAAATGGTTAATGCAACCTCATAATAGCGTCATATGACGCTATTATTCAGGGAGGCTTAGGTTAACACACTCAAATCATCTGGCAATTCATGAATCCGTGTACTATAATATTCTTCAATCTTTGCAATCGTATCCAATTCATTTGCACAGATTAAATTAATTGCCAACCCTTTGCGTCCATATCGCCCCGATCGCCCAATTCTGTGAATATAATTTTCATGTTGAATCGGCATATCATAATTAATAATTAGTGAAACTTGTTGCACATCAATACCACGTGCCAATAAATCTGTACTAATCAGGATCCTCGTTGAACCTGATCGGAAATTATCCATATGTTTCTTCCGTTCTGCTACTTCCATGTCTCCATGAATATATTCAATCGTAAATCCACTAATTGCTAATTGTTTTACTAACCATTCTGCTTTCTGGCGTTTATTCACATAAATAATAGCTTGATTTACTGTAATATGTTGATAGATATCCAAAAGAGTAGGTAATTTCCACTCTTCATGATCAATATTAACATAGTACTGTTTAATACCATCCAATGTAACATCATCATTTGCAATACGAATTCGTACAGGATTCTGCAGAAACTTCTCTGCGATTTCTAACATATGTTCTGGCATAGTGGCACTGAACAGAGCCAGTTTAGTTGTTTCAGGAAATTGACAGCCTAAAATTGCTTTAATTTGTTCTAAAAATAAATCTTCTAACATTTGATCGGCTTCATCTAAAATTAAATATTGAATATGATCCAGTACAAGTTCTTTACGACGCATTAAATCAAAAATACGTCCAGGAGTTCCTACAATAAATTGTGCACCGCGTTTTAACGTTTGGATATCATTACGCAATTGATTGCCTCCAGTAGCAGATAAAACACGTATATTCATATATGATCCAATAGAAGACGCAACAATTTCAATCTGCTGAGAAAGTTCACGTGTTGGACAGATCACTAACACTTGTGGGGCTCTAATGGATGGATCTACTACAGATAATGAACCGATTGTAAATGCACCTGTTTTTCCTGTACCAGATTGAGCTTGTGCAATAATATCATTTCGTCCCTTCATAGGAACAATGGCTAATTGCTGAATGTGAGAAGGTTGTTCAAATCCATAACTGTATATACCGCGTATGAGATTAGAATGCAACTCCATATCATCAAATGATTCATATAATTTGATGGAATTGGATTTATCTGATTTATCTGTTTGCTCTATTGTATTAATGGGCCCATTAGAAGGTGGATCCATTATATCTACATGTTGATGTAATATCTTTATATTATGATTCGTAATATAATCCAAATCAAAATAAAAATTGATGATTTAAATATCAATGATATAAGTTAGAATAAGCAATGGCTGAAGAAGAAGTTGTACCTGAATACGAAGAGCAAGAGGATGGAGATGCCTTTTATGATGTAGATGAGGAAGTATCCGATATGAAACCTGAACTTAAAAAGTTATATCAACAGCACCCTGAGTGCATTTTGGATTATGTAGAGCAAGTTATCCCTAAATTACAGCAAACCCTTGTTGTGCCTGGTGGAGATCAAGTGGATCCCAATCACCGGACCTGTCCATTCTTAACGAATTATGAACGGACCAAAATCATTGGATTGCGTGCCAATCAAATTAGCCGCGGATCTGTTCCTTTCATTGTTGTTCCAAAACACATTACAGATGTTCGCGATATTGCTCGCTTGGAACTGGAGCAGAAACGATTGCCCTATATTATTAAACGGCCATTGCCAAATGGAACATTTGAATACTGGCGATTAGCCGATTTATTAATTCTGTAATTATTTAGTGGGTTTCTTTTCACTAGCATGTTCGCTTAAGGATCGTCGTTTTATTTTCAATAGGTGAACATACTGTTTCGTGTGTAAAAGTGAATTTGAAATAGGTATATTTTTATATTGTGTATTTTTTATGGTATACATCTAAAGTTTTGTTACAAATAATTTATAATGAGCCTAGACCTTTTCAAATTAACCTATACTATAATAAATGGATTATACCTGTCAGTATTGTAATGTGAATTTAGATGCTGGAGATATATTTGAATATTTTCTTGCAAGATATAATGATAAAACAAGAGCAATGACAAGTGCTGCTAAATATGGTTGGTCTGAGACAAACAAAGTACATTTTAATAAATCCATTATTATTCAACCAGATAATTCCTCTCAATATATAATATGTCCTAACTGTAAGAAAAAAGACCCTTTTATCAAATAACTTAAAGTTTTAACAAGGTTATACGATAATGCTCACTTCTGTATTTGAACGAACACAGAATCTGTGCTTTTATAGATTTAATGGATCTGTATCTGGATATTTTCCACATGTAAAAATTCTCACTCTGATCCGTTGTAAACATATGGAGTCCATTTTAAAACCATCTGTATTTCCTCATGTAAAACAAATTCATTATCTGTCTAATTCTCCTGTTGAAGCTGATCTTCATAGAAAGATAAATGCATCATGGGTATTTCCTAATCTATCTAAACCATTCTATTCTACTATGATAGAAGCAGGGCTAGGACGTGTAGATGAATCACTCATTACTCAATATATTCATAATATAACATTAATGGATATTGAGTTTATACTTAAGATTCCTGAATATGGTATTATCCATGGGAGTGATTATCAAGAAGAGATGAATGCGTATTTTATGAAAAATAAAAGTCCCCATAATGAATATTATGAGCAAGTATTGAAACGTAAATTTATGGAATCGCTTTAAGAAGAATTATATAAGAATTATATTTAATTTATTAACCACCCTGTCGCCACTCCTTACCACAATTCAAGCATGTAATGAAGATGGTCATGGGTTCATCGGATGAACGTGTCTGAAGTTCATAATATGTACATTCACGTTTATGGCATCGCCGACACTTGAATTGATCTGTTGCACGGCTCTTGTTTCCTTCTAAAATCTTTTGTTCACGTTGAATGAGTTTGTCTTTGAGTGCAAACCATTTCTCAGGAAAGACATCGTAACTGGACATGAATGGAATTTCTGCAAGTTTTAATTCACCCTCCATGATTCGCATCATAAGACGATAATTCTTTACAGGAGATTCTGGATGGAGGTTACAAACAATAAATCGCATAATTTGTTGATATACTTCACGAAATGGTGCGAGTTTCCAGTTGCATGCAATGTACTGTTTTTTTGCTTGTTGCATGGAGGATTCAAAGATTCCCTTTTCAAGTTCTAAAATATCTTTCTGTTGGAATATGGGTTCTGCTACTGTGTCTGCTACTGTGTCTGCTACTTTTGTAACGTCTTTAAGAAACTGTAAGATTTCAAGGCATCTGATACGAAGAGGATGTGAAGATGGTTCTGAATGAATTGAGATCTCATCTTTGGCCAACACAATTTCTACTTTAGGATATTCAATCTTTTTCATAACTGGTTCATCATCTTCTTCTACCTCTTCTTCTTCCTCCTCTTCCTCATCAAATACATCATTTACTTCTTTTTCATCATCTGATACAACTTCTTCATCCTCTTCATCCTCTTCAATACCTCCTTCTGTATAGAAGATGGCCCATTGATCAATTGTGAATGGCACTGGTTGTCCCCAATGGGCAGGTGCTGCAATTGCCAAACTATCACCAAACATGACCGATTCTGCATAGGGTTCTGGGAGTTCTACTTTGTTTTCAGTGCCTTTTTTTCCTTTTTTGTATCCAATGATGAAAATGACCTTATTGTCATATTCATATGTGCAAATGATTTCAGGTTGTTCTTTCTTTTTAAGGTACTTTTGAATACTGTCCAGGGTGAGTTCACCTTCTGCTGTGAGTGAAAGACTTGCTTTCGCAATCTCACCCTTCGTTTTAAGAACCACGGTAGATAATGCGGGCATACTGAAGTGTATATGTTGGAGTTACTTAAATCATAAAAGATGATCAATTTTTATTTGATATCATGTGCATTTTGGATAGTATAATTTCCATCAGAATTGGTTGGAATTTATTCCAGTTAACGATGATTCTAATTATAATGTGCAAAATGCACATTATAATTTCCATCAGAATTGGTTGGAACTTGTTCCAATCAATGAGGATCTTAATTAATCATGTGCAAAATGCACATGATAATTTCCATCAGACAAAAAAGAGGAAATGAATACACTCATCTTAATTGGTCTATTTGTAGCAGGATTTATTGTTTATTTTTTACTGCGTGATAAATTATTTGAAGTCCCTACTGATGCACCAGAGAAGTTTGATCTTCCTGCACATGGACCCGTTGAAATTCGTCAAGCACCATTATATCCTCCACGCAATGTCATGCCTTCCGGTCCGAACCCTCCTAATCAAGGTAGTGATAATGTAGTTGTATTTGGAAGCCCTCAAGCAAAAGATCCATATAACGAATCACAAGAGGATTCATCTATTCCTGAACGAATGCGCAATCCCGAGAACTCTTTCCGTCCTGCTCCGCCACAAGATCAGCATCAGATCGCGGTTCAAGCTGGACTCGCAAATGAACGCATTCAACCTTCATCCGATAATGCCCAACAATTCAGTCAGGAATTCATTCAAGGTGGCGGTGAATTTATGCCTGGCATTTTTGCAAATGATACATTCAATGATACGAGTTTTTCATCTTTTTAATAGAGAATGGCATCATCTGGAAGTATATTTGGGTCTGCACCTATACCTGTACTTGTAAGAAAACGACACAATGTTTCTAAAAGAAATATAAGAAATGCATCTCCTCGTAGAACATATATACCGAATAATTCATATGGATATAACCCAACTGAGAATGAGTATAATTCACGACTTAGAGTGAATAGAACAAATCGTGGTAGACTTGCTAGAAAAGAACTTGCTGGTTATGTCAGAAATAGAGAATCTAGACGCCAAATATTTCATCCATCAAATAAACCTCAATTTAAAGAGCAATTATTACCAAGAATACATCATATATTTAATTCAAGTGAATTAAATGAAGTACGACAAAATATACCAAGATATTATAAAGTTAGAGATATTGTTGCATTTACACCACATAGACAATCAAATGCTAATACATTTATAGTTAAACAACAAAATAATGGAACCAAATATTTAGGTTATTTAAATAATCAAAATGCTGGAAGACGCACCAGACGCGCCCAACACTTTTGACCAGAACATAAAGAAATCAACAACTAATAAACACAGAAATGACGCTTCACACTGTATTTGACGGCCAATCTGTTCAAGAAAGATTGCAAGAAGACTATGTTAAAGTCGGCGATATGATTGAATACTGTCCTGCCAATCAAGAAGGCTGGACGATTTATCGTGTCATTGAAAAAAATGGACAGAAAGCATTAGAACATCTGTCTGATTATTATAGTTCTCAATTGGATTAGAATTAAATGATTTAAAGTATACAACAGACAATTATTACAGATGTTATCCGACTGCTGTGATAATGGCCTAACTGATAAAAATACAATTCACTCCTATTTGCCTATCTATGAGGCTCTCTTTCAAAAGAAAAAAGAATCAGCAACGCGAGTCCTAGAAATTGGAATCGGTCCCACTCCTCATCAAAATGGCGGTAGTATTCGTATGTGGTCCCTCTATTTTCCCAATGCAGATATTCATACATGTGATATTATTCCACTTGAGCATGTTCATAACTGTCTCATTAACCATCCACGAATCTTTTTGCATACATCAAATGATGCATACAATTCGTCTTTTTTAACAACTACATTTATCAATAAACAACTTACATTTGATATTATGATTGATGATGGACCCCATACATTAGAATCTATGGTTACTTTTATCCAGTTGTATCTTCCTCTATTGAAAGAGGATGGTATTTTAGTAGTAGAAGATGTACAAGATATGAGATGGGTAAACCGATTACGCATTGTTACTCCTGATGCATATAAACCCTATATTGAAGTATATGATCGACGTAATGTAAAAGGACGATATGATGATATTATGTTTGTGATCAATAAAAGTAAATCAGTTTAAAGTATTATATGTAATATACAATAGAAGATGAGTATTTCTAGTTCAGAACAACGTTTTGAGAAAAAGAAGGTACCACGATTCCATCGCCTGGATAATCAACATATCTCGGCGATTGAATCCCTTTACAGAGAGTTCCCTTTTTTGAAGGATCGTATGGAAATCCATATGCCTTTTTCACGTGCCAAACCCACCTTTTCAAGAGAACGTGTCTGGGTATGGCCCAAATTTGATAAGCGTCCTGCTGGATATCTCATTTTTCTGGATGGATTTGCTCCTTGCATTTGGTGGCCTGAACGGCAAGAAGGAATGACCTTCCGCTGGATTTTACCTCCTGGATTTCATGATGGTGGGGCTACAGTCTGTCTTGCAAATCTATTAGCAGGTGAATCTCTTGTGCAGATTGAGGATATTTTAGTGTATAAAGGGCGTGATCTATGGTCTACCCAAGTGTATTCAAAACGATGGGAGAATCTACAGAAATTCTGGCAATCACTTCCACCTGATCAGCCATTGATGGAATGTACTGTCAAAGTGGTTGCACCTATTTCTCTGGAAGACTGGCCACAACATTATAATGCCCATATTTATTGGATCATTCAGCCAGATCATTTTCGGCAAGCAAGATGGTATTGGAAAGATACGGTTACTGTTCATCATAAAGTGGAATTTCAACCACCGACTATGAAACGAAGTCCTACTATGGTACAGATTCTATGTGCACAATGTATATCTTCAAATAGTACATTACCTGATAACTATACATTATTATCACAGGAAGGAAATGTAATTGGGATTGCTTCCGTTCCTACGATGTCATTATCTATGATACTTCGTGAGAAAGTGGATCAGGGTATTCCAGTAGAAGTTCAATGGAATGAACGATTTAGTAAATATCAGGTGGTACGATTGCTACCTGCGGGTACACCTATTACTACTTCTTCTTTCTTTTATCATAAGTAGATGGATGAGAAACATGAAAATACAGTAGATGAAAATAAACATGAAAAAACAGTGACTCCTGGGTTGTCCATTGCTTCTACTTCTCCTGCTTCTGCTTCTGCTCGTGCTTCTGCTACACAGATTCCTCATAGGCGTCATTTAACTCTTAAAAATGCTATAAAGGTTGCTTCTGCTCCTTCTGTATATACTCCTTCTACTAGTACTCGTGCTTCTGCTACACAGGTTCCTCATAGGCGTCATTTAACTCTTAAAAATGCTATAAAGATTGCTTCTGCTTCTGCTCGTACGCCTGCTTCTTCTGCTTCTTCTGCTTCTCCTGCTTCTTCTGCTTCTTCTGCTTCAAAGCCATCAAATATAACATATAATGTTCAACTATCAGGAGATATTATAAAAGTACAGGGAAAAATTGCACATAGAATAAAAGTAGTTCCAGATAAGGATAATAGATATAATATTACTTTTTTAACAAAACCTATTGTTATTATATCCACAGATTCAAAAACATATTCTCTTAACAATAATAGTACAGTATTTTTAACAAAAAAAGGCATACTAGAAAAAATTAACGAAATTAAAAATAACCTATTAAATTATTCAATTAGTCAGAGTGATATGTATACTACTGGCATGATAAGCCGTGATGATATGACTAAATTTAAAGCACTAACTGAAACAGAAACGATAAGAAAACGTACACGTTTTAAATATAATATTCTCAGTATATTTGGTGTTAATAATTATACTTTTACAAATAAAAATGGAAAATATACACATATAGCTATTATAAATTATATTATAACGGTTGATACCTATTTACAACAATTATATAATTTAATAGCAACAAATTATGATGAAAATAATTTATTATTTGATAATTTTAATAAATTATATACAGAATTAACTAAAAGTATAGATCAACTTGCAAAGCTTTTAGAATATAAACTATCAGGTGTTATAGATAATACAGGAAAGGCTTTAAATGAATCATCTAAAATCAATGATAACACGATTGAACGTATAATATATACCGCATTAAGTCACTCACTTAGTAAAATGAATGATAATAAAATACAAATACAAAAAAGTATATATAAAACAAATGAATTAGGTATTTATAGAGAAACAATTGGAGAAACAAAATAGTTATTTTTAATACCTATATCAAGTAGAATGACACGTAGATCAAATGGCGGTGGATGGGGAACAGGTCCTCAAATGATTTCGCCTGGATATCTTGTAAATCAACAATATGATGGACCTGGTAAAGATTGTGCAGGAGTTCCTGTGCGTCCAGGATACATGGATATGTATTCATCTAGTGGTCTACCCGGTCTTAGTGGTGGCCAACGTAAGAGACGTACTCTTAAATACAGACGTGGGCGACGACATGGTGGAACAGTACCGAATGTAGCAGATTTTTTAAATCCACAAGATTCAAATGTATATCCTCCTTTAACTTCACAAGGTGTCAATACAGTAAGTGCTCCTGGTGTTCCTGATCATTCTATGCCTCAAGCAATGCAACCTCAAGCAATGCAACCTCAAGCAATGCAACCTCAGGCAATGCAACCTCAGGCATCACAGATGCAAGCAGGAGGTCGTTATGGAATATTTCCTGGAGATGGTCCATTGAACCCTGTTAATGGTGTAGGTGCTTCTGGGATTGCACCTTTTTCACGCATTGGATGCGAATCAGGATCAGTAAATATGTTAAACTCTCAAGAAATGCATACTGCTACCACCGCTTCTGATTTCTTTCCTACCCGAGGTGGTAAGCGTTCTAAGCGTAGCGGTTCTAAGCGTAGCGGTTCTAAGCGTAGCAACTCTAAGCGTAATAGACGCTCTAAACGAACTAAAGGCGGTGCCAACTTTCCAGTAGTACATGTGGGTGCAGCAGATTCCATGCGTTATAATGCACCTACTGCAGGATATCGTAATGATTTTGAACCATTTGCTGCTGGAAGTGCCGTTCCTGGATTAACTCTACAGACTCCTTATGATGCCCGAGGTGATAATATGGCATGTGCTAAAACTGGAGGATCTAGACGTGTTCGGTTCGGTGGAGCAATGGGTGTAGCAGATCTAGCTCCTTATTCTAGTGTAAAAATGGAAGATCTATCAACACGTCAAGATTTTGATGGATCTTCAAATGGACTTCCTGTCAAATATGGTGGCTTTTTTAACAAGTTCTTAAAAAAACAGCCAAAAATAAAATGCACTCGTAAACACAAGAAACATGGTAAAAAAACTCGCAAGTCTTTTTTTGGGTTTTAATATGAATACTAAATAGATATGGCTCTTAATATTAATGCATTAAATGCAGCAAATATTAATTTTACTATACCAGAATTAACTATAAAAGAAAATGCAGGTTTTGTATTAACTTCTACAAATGGGACAATAACTGGAAAAGTGGATAAAATATTTAGTGGAGGAAAGTCAGGTGATACCGTTTTACGCATTCAAGTAGGAAATGTAAAATATGTATTAAAAGTATTTAATAATTATAAAGATAGAAAAGTAAAATCAGAAGAAGAAAAAAAACAACAAGATGATGAAATAAATCGCCATAAAGATTTTATAAACTTATTTGAAGATTATAAACCCTGTCCTATTATGTATTGTTATGGTACGCTAGAAACTGATTTAAACCAGAATGAAATAGACAATAAAAAACGAAAGTATTTTATTATGGAATATTCAAGTGGTCCTGAATTAGACCAGCATATTGGAAGTATATGTGAAGGTAAAAATTCTATATATAACACAAATTCATATAATAATGTTAATATGATACATATTATCATGGAATTATTTTATATTATTTGTAAAATGATTCTTGCAAATTTTACTCATTGTGATCTGCATACTAAAAATATTATCATTGTTAAAACAACACCATCTACATTAAATTTTAAGGATGTTGGAATAACTGCATCATATACATTATCTGGCTATCGCTTAAAAATATTAGATTTTGGATTATCAGTTGAAGGAGTAGTAAAAGATAAGCCAAAAGAATGTAAAAAAAAGCGTGATATTAGTAGTGCTCTAGTAGAGTTACGAGTGAAATGTAAAGGTTCAAAACGATCTGGATTAATACGAGTAGTACGTGGTGAGATGGGAAATACTATATCATACAATGCAAACACTGATCTATTATTTTTTTGTAATATTCTCAAAGCATTAAAAACATCAGGTAAACCTAGTTTACAGTCTGCATGGATACAAAAAGTAGATATTGATGCAATTAGAGACATTGCAGAATATATTGTAACATTAAATAAAGAAGATAAAAAAGGATATCTTCTGCAAATCTATGAAGAGTTAACGAAACATATTTCTAAAAAATATATAAGACATAGGTTGTGTATTACAAATCATACAAAATCAGGTAATTCAGGATCAATTACATATAAATCTAAACGTATTTCCAATGCGAATAAGAATAATAAGAATAAAACATGTAAGAATTATAATGTTTCTACTAATTCAACTACAACCACTATTAGTAAGGTTTAATAGTCATGGACACTTACATAGTCGTGGACACTTACATAGTCGTGGACACTTATAGAATCAGATTCAATTGAATCCACTCCTTAATAACTGTATTATATTTGTTCAAAATAATATTTAGCCCATCAATAATATTTGTTTGATAACGATATTCTGTTTCTGCTTTTGATTGAAGAAGAGTATAATAGATAACATCCATAATATTCTGTTCATAAATAGTAACAATTTTCTCAAATACTTCATCTATGTTAATCTTATTCTTATCAGCATCCACGATATAATCCTCAATCATGATTTTATCGTTGTTGTATTCCAGTAAATTCTTATACATCTGAATGACATGAATCACTGTATTTGAATCAGAGGTTGTATATGTTTTAAATAAATTACTTAGACCTTCAATACTCATTGTAATAATAAGTTTATACAATTCAGGACTCATTATGCTTTTTTGATTTAAGTCTGGATTGTACCATTTAATAAATCGTTTTATCACTGCATATAAAAAATACAAATCATCTTTTTTATCTGCATTGTACCAACGAATAAAGGGTTGAACAATATTAGGTGTATGCAAATACAAAATATTCTCTTTAATTCGTAACTTAGTTCCAATTGGACAAACGCTTAACAGAGCCAATTGAATCATGGACTGAAACGGTTCCAATATCATATCAATTTTGTCTTTTTGTTTATTATATACAAATGTATTGTATAATAAATGAATTGTATTTGCTGGTTGAAATATAGATGCCATTTTATTATATGAATATTTTATTATAAGAATATATTACGAGATATTATGTATCATCAATCTGTATCATCAATTTGTATCATCAATCTGTATCATCAATCCGTACACCCATTAGTTACATGTACCACCTAAACTTACAGTATATCCACTGCCCAAATTCTTCGTATAAGCCGACCCAGCTCCTTCTTTACCATCCATAATCACCTGCGGAGACGGATTTGAATTCTGTGGATTTGATACAACTGCAACACCTGCTTGATTTGCCTTATAAATACTCTGAGCAATCGTACGATCCTTTAATCGTTGAATAATTGCACTTGAATCAAAGTTTCGGTTAGACATTTCTATGATATTAGAATTTAAACATAGGAACATCATTCGGTATTTCTTTCTTTTTTTTTGGTTTGTCTATATGTTGGATTGTATATTGACTCTCTTTATAGAATTTCTGTCGTACAGTCCATCGTCGCACATGACAATCATGTGAATCAATAATATCAATAATATGTGGTGCTACCTTTCGCTCATCAATTCGTTCACGAAAGATACGTCCAGACGCCTGTTCCACTTTCTTTCGTGGCGTAGTAAGAATAATCGTATTCAGTTTCTTCACAGAAAATCCTTCTGCCACCATTTGATATGTAGCCAATAAAAGTCTACAGCGTTCTGCATTTTCATCTAGTACACTCTGTTTCATTCCACCAATATAATATCCCAATGGATATCCAGGATAGATCTGCAGAATTGTCTTTTCAAACCATTCTAATTGTGAAATGCGATCACTAATTAACAGAATATATCTGTGAGGATCCTTGATATATTCTCCCATTACATCAAGGATCTTTTGATTACGTGGTTCAAATCCAGATACATTATTTAGCAATGTGGCCGTTACTGTTTCGCCCTTATAATTAACAGGAACATCTGCATACGCAGGATCATTTGAATGAAACCATACTGCTTTTACTACTGCGTCTTTATCAGGTGCTCGTTGTGTATTCTTATACACTGCTCCTCCTAAGAAATATTCAAAGATACATGACATCCCATCATCGCGATCAGGTGTAGCAGATAATCCCAACATTGCTTTTGTTTGGATGACACGTAATGCTTTACAGAAATATGATGCACCTAAATGGTGACATTCATCAAAGATGGTAAACCCATACTCTGAAAAGAATCCATCTGGATATTCCTGACGACAAATGGTTTGAATCATACAAATGGTGATATCATATGTTATTGTTGTTCGTTTTGGTTCATAGGAGATTCCTGCTTCTGTTAATCGTTGCTGAAGTACTTCTTTGGAACCAGATACTTTTAACTTTGCATCTTTTGCCATTTGTTTCAACTCGCTGATGGAATATTCTGTGATGGTTGTTTCACTTCCAACTTGACAGACGCCACTTTGTAGAATTCCAACTGTGGCACCTTCTATGAAATTCTCAATCTCTGCTTTCCATTGATTCATTAAGAACTCTTTATCCACTACAATCAAGAATCGTTTTCCAAGCTGTACTGCAATATGAAGTGCCATAAATGTTTTTCCGTATCCACATGGAACACAAATTAATCCATTTGCATCTTTTTCAAGGAATGATTGAATGATTTCTGTCTGGAATGCATGCGGTGGAAACGTAGTACGAAACTTAATTTCTGGTGAAAATTCTAATCCTTCTGGTACAATTGTTGCTTCCGGATTACCAAATGTTTTGCATCCCCAGTGTCGTGGTACATAGAACCGTGTTTTGGATTCATAATAAATGGGGAATGATTCTGTTGCTCCTTTTACAAAGAAATCAGTCGGTTTCATTGTGAGTTCTTTACGAATCTTGGAAATATCATGCTCAGTAAGTGATGATTTTGTAATTGCATATCCTTTTGATGTTAGAACACGATTCAGATCAGCAGGAGTTAGTGCCATGTTTCTTATCTGTTTATATGGATAAATTGATTATCAATTTTATTGGTTGCTATATTTATTAGTAGTATACAGAGGAAATGTATCCAACAGAACTAGTATATATTATTATTTGTACGATACTTATCTTAATGTCTTCTTTTCTGCCAACTGGGTTATTGCTTTTATTGGATAATATCATTGTACGTATTGCTCTTCTTTGTTTCTTATTATATGTAATTCGTATTGGATCTACGGCCACTATTATTGTATTTATGACGATTGCTATCTTATATTTGGAGCGAAATCGCAGAAAAGTAGCAATTGCTCGTAAGAAGCTAGATGCAATGGAAGTGCCTAAACATGCAAGTGTAAAAGAAGCCTATAAAAAAACAGTACCTGTTGATGTTCCTGAGTTTGATATGGCTGACCCGACAGAAACCGATTTTCTTCCACATGAAACGGGTGAAAATCAAGATTTTGAACCTGTAGATGTTACAATTAATCAGAAGAGCGTATTGAGTACAATTTATCCGTTAGATGAACGAACAGATGAATTATATGAAAAGATGGGATTTGGGCATGTGGATAATGTGGAGACTATGATGTAATTCTGCCAAAGGCTCTATTAATTTTGTAAGCAAAATTAATTCTGCCAAAGGCTCTATTAACAGTGTCAAAGACACTATTAATTCTGCACATCATCCTTAGACATCGTTTTATCAATATATACAGCCTTTGCTACTTCTGCAATTGCAATATTCTTAGAAAGATCCATTCCTTTATCTCTCCAATTTGGTTGAGTAGCATCTAGAAAACGCTGCATAGATTGCCGTGTATGAACACTACGTTGGATTCCATTATTATCTCCAAAAGAGATCGTAATTAATACAGGAGAATTAGGTACAGACTGACTCAGTGTTTTCACACAATTTTTTCCAAAACATGGAAATGCATCCATTTCTTTCTGATTTGAACAGCTATCCAACGCATTTATATTTGCATTTAATGTATCATATATTTTACATTGCGGTTGTGTTAATACATTAGGGCCATCCATTGTTTGATTAAGAATACCAGATGTACATCCTTTTGTTTTCTGTGTACGATTCTCATAATAAGATGACATAGAGGATGGGCAGAATTCATCACTTTTATGTTTATAATCTTCTACTACTACACTTGTACAGCTTTTTTCTGTACTTGATCCTGTTAATAAACATTGTTTACCCACGCACATTTTTCCATTTACTTCCCCATCACAGCACATGGTAGATTGATTTTTATCATAAAATAAACTATATCCAGATGGACAGCTTATTAAATTATAATCAGTCTTTTGAGTATCAAATGGCTCTGTTGTTTTATAGGACACTATCAATAATAATAGTAAAATAGAACATATAAGAACATAGAGTTCCAACATATTTACTAATCAGGTAGTATTTTATAAATTACATACCCTAATCCAGCCATAGCAGTAAATGCAATTGCACCTGCAATTACAGACTCCATAATTAATATATTTTTAGGATCATCTATCTTAGATGTACTATCCGCTTTTATAGTTTCATCATATGATCCTATTGCATCTTTAAGAGCTATATCATTTGTAGTTTGTTTTACATATTTATTAAGAGGTACACATTTGTACTGTTTTGTTGCATTTATCTCATTAGAACTTGAACTAGTTGCAGAACTTGATTTACTTTTAATAGGTCCTTTTATATAATACATAAATTTATTATCAAATACTGTATCGCATGATGCAATCTGTACAATTGGTAACTTTCCATCAGGAGATTTTGATAATATTTGTTTTGATCCATTCACAATAGTAGATGCGCTTACAGTATCAGAATTATTGCGAATAGCCGGGGAAAGACCGTATACAGGCAATGTTCCTATCGCTGTCATCATTTTTTGATAACTTGAATTAGTTAAATGAATTCCTTTTGGAAATACAAAAGCGTATAGTTCACTGGAACTAACTACACCTTGATTTACTAATTCAAAACAGGTTGTATATCCAAGTGAAGGTTGATTTACAAACATAGAATCAAATGTGATAATAGATGTTGTATTAGGCTGGTCAATAACTTGTGTTAAATAAGCGTCATTCTCAGAACGACCTGTAAATAGTGGAAGACATAATAGAATTACATTATTTAATCTAGAAAAAGATAGAATCAGTTCAGCAGCAGGATCACCACTCATACCAGGTAAAATGTATCCTTTATGAAGTAATTGACAGATTTGAATATCAATTAGAGCATATTTTTCATTTGTATTAGTTGTAAAACAACATGAATTACTTGCATTATCATTAATTTGTTTTCCAGAAATAGAAGGAGGAGTTGTTCGTGGCCCTGCTTGTAGTTGTAAAGGATGAGAATCTCTCTTTTTGGCATTAAGTGTAGTTTGTGGTATGGGCCCTTGTAATTGAATAAATCCAGTTATTACATCAATTGGACACGACATCTATCAATCAAAACGAATTAATTATATTACAATAATCCTGGAATATATTTAGGTCCATCAAAACGATAAATTTCTACTTGACCTTCTTGTTTCATAGCACTAATATGTGTATGATCACCTGACATCATTTCATGACATCCCACATCATCCATACAATTCCGTCGTTGATACTGGACTGGAATCGGAACAGGATTAAATGTATCTGTACGTGTATAATAATTCCAACGATCACTAGATCCCAGTGTTCTACGACCGTAGAGTGGCAGGATTTGCTCCCCTACTTTAATAATACCGATAGATTGAAATGATTCGGGTAAGCCTTGCGTGGGAATATTAATAGGCATAGAGGTAATCCCTCCTCGTGGAGGAAATTCAGGTCGCCCCATCCAATCTCGTAATGGCTGGGGAGCTTGAGAGAATCTGGAATCTTGTACAGAAGTTGTAATATTGGTTTGAGGAGGTACAATAATAGTTTGTGTTTTTTGTGGTTTTAAATAAATGGCTGCACCAATAAACATAAATAGAATCATACATAAAATAACACCTGTTGAAATACAGAATACTCCTGGAGGACAATAGGAACGCATCTATTTTAGGCTTTTAAGAACTTTAATAAGTTATTAAAAATCTAAATAAGGTTTTAGTAGGCTTTTTGTTAAAAGTGTTTGGTAGGCTTTTAAGAACTTGTTAACAATAAGTTTTGTCGCACTTTTGTTAAAGTTTTTGGTAGGCTTTTTGTTAAAAAGCCTTTTAGAGTTTAAATTGTCCCGCCGCATTTGCCGCACTAGCACCTGCACTACCTCCAAACATACCCGAAAACGTCTGAAGAAGTTCTTTACCATCAGCCAAAATCGGACGCATCTGTGTCAACATATCCATTAAACTCTTCTGTGTAGTTAATAGCTGTTTTGTATCTTCAGTCATTTTTTGTGTAGTCTCAGGATCAAATGAACTCATTGCTTTCATTAAAGTACCACCCGCATCAAGCATAGGACCCTCTTTGTGTTCAGACGGCATTTTGCCTAATTTAAAGAGCTGATTGGTAGCAGATTGGAATTCTTCGGTTTCAATGGATTTTTTCTCTTCTACTGCCGCAGTTACTTCTTTTACATTTTCAGGATTTACTGCTTCTTTTATTTCAGTAGCGGGTTTACTATCTTGTTCATTAGAAACATCTTCAAATCCTTCATAGGACTGAGCCGTGGCAGATTTTGTTGGAAATGTAGATTCATAATCACTGCGTTGTTTTCGCAAACGACCCGTAATATCAGCAGGATTGTTTTCAAATCCTTCCAATCGCATATATCGTTTCAACACCATCGTATACAACAATACAAATAGAATTGTAATCGCTACCACTAATTCAAGAGGATCTACAAATGCCGCTGCAATAAATGCAACCGCTGCACATAAAAGAACTCCACCAATTCCAGAATATACTAATGTATACACTGCAGTAAGTATAAGTACTCCAATAGAAATTATATGGGTTGTTTCGTTAAACTTCATTCTATAATCTATAAGGAAACTTTAGTTCACAGTACCATCAATGGTACTAAGACTTTTTGAATAAACCAGAATAAAAATCCACCCACCAGTGATTTCACAACAAGACCCATTGTAGTTAAGTCACCACCTAATCGTAACAAGGATGGAAGATAATATCCAAGAAGAACATTAAGAGCAGGCAAACTAACCAGGAAAATGATAATTGCTACAAGCAACGGTTGTTTGAGCTGCGTAATAATTTCAGTGTAATAGTTTCCTTTTGTGTCCATAATAGTGGGTTGCATAGGCATAGGTGGTTGATAAGGTGAATGTGAAAATTGAGGAGTATGCATTGCATTTGAAAAATCAGCTGCAGTGGGATAGTCTTTTCCAATCATGTGTGCAGTAGCAGTGGCGGGATCCATGGCTACTTGATATGTACTATTGGGATTAGATGTTTGGATAATTTTGTTTCCACCGGACATCGGAATGTTCATATCAGCAAGGATTTTATTCACAAGATCATCATCTTTATTATTTGATACCGGAAGTTTACTATCAAGATCACTTAATAAGGTACCTGCAGTAGCCATTTCTTTAAAAATAACAGAAAAGCTTTGTCCATAGTTTACGCTGTCATAAATTTACGCTTTGATTACACTTGTGCGTGTCTGATATCTTCGGCAATGTTTGAGTGGTACTGAATATCGTTCAAATGCTTCTACTGATCCCGAGGATGGACACTCCACAATATTTGTTTTAAATTCATAACATTTTCCACCTTGCATACGATATACATATTTATCAAAATCTTCTTCTACAGGTGGTTTGTTTATATTACACTCTGGACCTTTGCATTGAGGCCGAAGCATACAGATTAGTCCAACGCCAACGAGAACACTGAATACAATATTAAAGTTTGGATCTTTCAAAATTTGTTGAATCCCCATTTCTGCTCTTTGTAGGATTTTAAAATATTATCCCTTAATAAAATGTTTAAACATATCATGCTCGTTCCATTTATCATTGGTATTACAATTGGTATTGTTGGTATTATTTTTATCAAGCCTGAAGAGAAAATCATTCGTAAATATCCTAATCCTGAAGATAAAAACCCCACAATTTACAAGGATAAAAATGGTATCTGTTATACCTATACTGCAAGTGAAGCAAACTGTGATAAGAATGAAGGAAAATTAAAGAATTTTCCATTAAGTAAATAATTATACTTTTTTAATGTCTGAATTTGATGTTCCTGTAATAAATGCTGCGGCACTTGTAGCTACATTTGTAACTGCATTTGTAACAGTTTTTACTGCACTTGTAGCTGATACTTCAGGAGCAGCACTTGTAACTGAAGCTTCAGTAGTATTAGGAGCAGAAACAGGAGCAGAAACAGGAGCAGGAACAGGAGCAGAAACAGGAGCAGAAACAGGAGCAGGAACAGGAGCAGGAACAGGAGCAGGAACAGGAGCAGGAACTACACTAGGAACAGTAGAAGCAGGAGCAGGAGCAGGAGCAGGAGCAGGAGCAGGAGCAGTAGAAGCAGGAGCTGCTACATTTACAGTAATAGATGGTAATCCAATAGCAGAAGAAACAGATGCCAATGCTGATTTGGCCTGATTCGTAAAGGATGGTTTAGCTACATTCATCAAAGGCAGATTTCTTACATGTGATACTTCTGTAACAACACCTTTCTGTGTAGTATTCTTTTTGAGGTATATACTCTTTGATTTTGCTACTAGTTTATTAAATTCGGCTTTCTTCTTTTTCAATGCCTTATCATTCATAGCTGCTTCAGAAATACTAACAACATTTTTAGCTTCTTCTGCAATACGTACTTGATTTCGTATATTTAATATAGATGTTTGAACAAATACAATTGGATCATATACATTTTTATCTTCAGTAGCTTCTTCAAAATATAACTGTTTCATTTTAATACGATTTTCAACAGGCACATCTGATTGAGATGCACCCACGACATCAATATAGTATTCTCCAAAACGAACATTTGTAAGATGTTTATCTGCTTTTTGCACAGCCTTATTTAATTTTAATATCTCTTTATCAGTATGATTTGTTTGATATGCACTAAATAAATTCATACGTGCTTCATCAAATGCAATTGTGGCTTCTTTTATTCTTTCTTGATATTCTGTATACTCTTTCTGTCGTTCATCTGTTGTAGCAGGACGATAAGTTGGCAATGCAATTGTTTTTATTATTTCTTTCTTTTTATTATGTATGATTAAATTCCCTTCATCGTCATAATCATATAGGTCGGCTGTTTTTTCATTTTTATCAGATTTTCCCATGTAAAATACACGTAAATCATCTAACTTTAATAAATCAATTGCATTTTCACTGTTTTCACTGCTATTGCTTTCATTGCTATTGCTTTGATTGCTTTGATTGCTTTGATTGCTTTGATTGCTTTGATTATGATTGCTTTCATTATTTTCATATTTTAATTCTGTATCAGGCTCTTCATCAGTGTCACTATTTGTTGCAAATAGATTATCTGCCATTTCTATTTATATAGATATATATCTATGCATATTATCCGACAATCATTATTTATCTATGAGTAGTATAATGGCAAATCCGGATGGAATAACAATGTTATTAAGTGGAGTAATTATGTTTATTATTATTGCATTTTTATTTAATAATATCAATAGTCCATCTTTTTATATACAATTATATCTGGGTGTACCCATTATTGCATACATCTTATCCATTATTGCAAATACAATTTCACGATTTTCTGCATGTGGTAATCTTGATGTAAAAATTCTATCTAGTGGAATACCAACCATAATTGCGATATATATTGCACTTGGTATTTCATATTTTGATAGATGCCGTACACCTGTTGCAAGTGTAGTTGCACCTTTTTTTGTAAATGCAGACAAAGATGCATCAAATGTACCTACACCGAACGCTACTCCATGTTGTCCAAAAATGATAACACTTCAAATGCTTGAAACAAATCCGATCGCTAAAGGATTATCTTATGGATTCTATGCGTTTTTTGCAATGTTATTTGGTATTACTGCTGGATCTGCTACTGCAATGACTTGTTAAAGCTTGCCAAAAATATATAAAAAGTTTCTAAAAATCTTCTTGATAACGAAGGTCAGGTGCTTCTGGGCCTAAATAGACATATTGTGGTGATCCTTTTTTCATTGTATTATTCATATTAAGAACATAATATCCTTTCTTCAGGTCACCCTTATTTATTTTATCTGAAATCATTTCCACATGATCATCCATATTCATAGATTTACGTTTAGATACATTTGATACCCCCGTATTTGCTACTGTATTATTTACCGTATTACCCATATTCATATTACCCACAATCACTAGAACAATCATATATGAAATCATTGCCCATAAAATAGCAAATAACCAAAATGGCATCCATGTATATCGTTCACGTGAACGACCTATTCCAAATTCCTTCCAATTTCCATCTTTTGAAAACATAAGCGATGGCTTAAGTGCAAGAATAATTGAAATCCCAACTAAATATAATAATCCTGAATAGATAAGAAGAGACATTCTTACTCTTCTTAGAAGAAATATTCTGCATTATTCATAATCATCATCTGCATGTTGGTTATTATCATAGCCTCCTTGTTCAACATCTGCATCATTTAATTCTCCAAATCCCAAATCATCTACTTGTGCCGATGAAGGCATATAATCTAGGCCAAGACCGGGAAAATCTATAATACCTGCATCTAATCTGCGCTCACGTTCCAAATCATAATAATCCTTATCATATGCGTAAATTAATTTAGTACCACCAATTGCCCATTTACCAATTCCAAGACGTTTCTTCATATTTTCAATTGCTTTTAGTTCCTCTGACAATACATCAAATTCTTCAATTACCAATGTACGCTCTCTTTCATTTACAACTTCAATCATACTTTTAATTTCCAAATGATTAAATGATAATTTTTCGGCATTAAACTTATTAAGATGAAATAATATAATATTAACAAGAACTGTATTTGCACCTTGAAATAATAAATCTAGTCCACCATACAGAATAAGTTTCTTAATATACTTAAATAATTCATCTCTGGATTCTTCCGATAAATTCCTAAAACGCAGTTTATGTTTATACGCCATCATACATGATAAATTATGTACACATGACGTAATTTGCGCAAGTATTCTTTCTTTTTCTTGATCCAATACATCATCTGATACAGTAGCTTTTTGACCTAATTGACCCCGTAAATCAGATTCTATTGCAACATTTATATCAAAACTAGTATAAAATGATAATTCTTTTGCAAGCATTGGTCGTATATCTGAATCAATATGCTGTTCAGAAAGAGATTCTTTCATTTCATAGGTAGGATATAACATTTTGTCAGTGAAATTAGATAATATTCGTTGGAGTGGTATGATAAAATACATTTGAACTACATCAAAAAATTGCATCCATGGTAGATCTACTATAGAATCAAGTATATTCTCATACGTTCTTGATGACATACTTTTTGCAGGATTGCCTCTGCTATCTTTTGGTAAACTATCTTTTACATTTGTAATATATATGTGAGATACTTCTGCTAACTCCTCTAATGCAGCTACTTGTGAGAGTTCATCTGTCGCTGGTCCTAATGTCTTTATTTTTTTCATTGTATCTACAATCAAGGTATTCCATTCTATGCACGGATCTACATCAACTTCTTTGGATTCTTGAAAATCATCTAATTCATTAAATACACTAGATACACGTTGCTGATGTACACTAGGAACAATATGAAGATTATGAATAGCAGTAATTAATTTCTTAAATTCAATATTATCTATTTTAACCTCGCTTTTTTCTAATTCTGCTTTTCCTTCTGTATCTGTATCCATTATACGAGGATCACCAGGAAATTGAAATTCACACCACGGACATTTATAAGTTAATCCAGGTTCATGAGAATGTCCCATACGTGGTCCTGTAAAGCAACATTTTAGAAAAAGACGATAATATAATGATTCATCTGCTTCAATCAATTCTGTATTTTGTGGACGCGGTACAAATTCAGTAAGCAATAGTTTCATGTATTTTGGTGCAAGCGATCGTAATCCAATATCTATTTTTTGAAATTCATCTGAATCCCAAATTGCAGAAGGATCTGTAATATTCTTACGACAGCATGTTGTTTCTGCAAATGTTGACCCGCGAGTTAATTCCGCAGAAGTTTGTGCTACTTGATGCGCATGAAGAATCCAGAATTGAATAAGAGCCAATCTAGTTTTTATATTATTTGCAGCAGCAACTTCAGGTATAATTATTTTAGACGGATCTAACTGTTCAGGTGATATAGATTTAATCTGCTCAGGTAAGAATGAAAGGGGTAATATCTCACGATCTACTACGTCAGGACTTTTATAAAATCGTCGTTGATACAATGCAGTTTGAATGACTTCACTTTTTAGAATAGAATTAAATATGGCTTGAAGATTCTTTTTTAAGGTTGAAATTCGCTTTTCTTCAGATACATCCAATAATTCAGTTTTATTCCAAGGATGTTCATTTTTAAAACAAGAAGATAATGCAATTGCAAACAGTTCTATCGTTTCCACGCTGGTTGGGTCAGTATCTAATGGAAATCCTATTAATCCATATTCTTTCTGTTTCATACGATATCGTTTAAGAATAGGTGGAACTGTGCATTGAATTTCAAGGAGTACATATGCAGTAGAAATAGAAATAATCATTTTTGATTGATAGATCGCGTATTCTGTTACTTTAGGCAAAGGTTGTCCCTTTTGTTTCGCATCTTCAATCTGTTTCTTTGTTTTTTCTATATATTTTTGTTGAGTAGGAACAGTAACCTTCATATATTGTGAAATATTATCTATAATATGTTGTATCTGTTCTGTTTTTAATGAAACCTCAATAAATTGACAGAGTTTACGAATAATTGAATAATAAACCGTTGTCTCTGCATTTAATAACAATGTATTATCTGTTTTTAAAGCAGATGGATCCAATAATTCATCTACTTTCTTTTCCAAATCTGCATCATCATCTACTAATACTGCATTGCCTGACTTGGGACGACCAGAATCATCAAACTCTATTGTACTGTCAAAGTCAAATTCTTTAATAGGTTGACCGCAGTTTCTGCAAATATATCTACCTTGAAATTGTCCGCCTGCAAACTTTAATATAATCTCTTTATCAATAGATACTTTTTCTGCGGGATTTAAATATCCTTGAATTTGAAGACGCTCATGAATACATAATAAATGTTCATTGCACACATTGCACTCTATCCAGTTATCATTGCGTGGACCCTGATATTTTTTGAAAAATTGGGTTAAATCACTAAATCGTTCAGTATCATCATATTTTCTACGAATCGTAACTAACATTCCAACATGTTTACACGGATTTGGTCTAGGTCTATCATAAGGTTGATTTAATGCAACAAGACGTAGATTGATTTGTTCCTGTAAATAACGCAGACGTTCTACATCATTCTTTGCTTTTGCGATATACAATGGTTTTTGTCCTGCGGTTACTTGAATATAATTTGAATAGTTCTTAATCAAATAACTTATTAATCCGATATCAGATTCTTTAAGAGATGGATTAAATTTCTCATAATTATCTATTTCATCTTGTAAGATGAGTTGAGCACGAAGATCATCCATAAAAGAAAGCTCTTCTATAAATTTATTTGGAGCAGGATTTACTTTTATAACCTCCTGACGTAATTTATCCATGGCTACTTTGAATTTATTCTGATTATTTTTAATTTTTGTAGCAAGAACCTTATATAATGCTTTGCTTAATTCAATATCAGATAGACCATACTGTTGAAGTATATAAAATGTATCATGGATATTAAGAGATTGAATGTCCATTCCATTTATATAATCCGATAATTGAATATTTCCAATCGTTTCACCAGACGGATTAAATAATTGAATGGCATTAGATGATCCACCTTCCATAGGTTCACCCAATTCAGTTAATATCATTTTCATGGTTTTATGAGGAAATTGACTTGAACCTGAATCAGTAGCAAGATGATTGCAACGAATAATACCAAGTTGCGGTGCTACTTTTACTGGAAATACGAGATATGATACTACAGGTGCACTTTCTTGATGAGTAAGTGCTTCTTTTCTACGTTTCAATCCTTTACGAAATGTTGTTGAAAGAGCACGCTCTACACCAAATGGAAGCAAGTCTAATAGAGGTGGTTTATTCTCTGAATGACTGGCACGATATCCTGGGATTTTCTTTTCAAATACGCCTTCATTTACTTCAGGAATTGCCTGTCTAAAAAAATCACTGTCAGCAATAGCATTCCAAAGAGGTTTACCTTCTTTTGCAGTCCATGGTGATAAATATGTAGTTAAGAATTGTTTTTGATTTGTCCATTCTTGGATAGATTCTTGTACTAATTTTGTTTTAATGGCCGCATAGGATTCTGAATGAGATACCATATCATTTAATTCATTTAGAAAAAATATGGATGTAATATCAGGATGAACAATATCATCTTCATCGTCATTCATATATAATTTCTTATTCGTACTAAGAATGGGACGACCTAGTGGTACAGGTATAGATTCAATTAATTCAACAAATGTATCTACTGATATTTTTTTCAAGCGATGACGAGAACCATCTTTACTATATTCAATAATTGCTTGTTTCAGATAAAATAATGTTTCTACTAAAATGCGTATATTTCGTATTTCTTTAGGATTATTTTGATCTTTCGTAGATAATTGCATAATAAAATCATTAAATGCATCTATCTTCTGGATGGAATCTGGGATAGTCTGTTCAAATGCAGCAGCTTCTCTGTATTCTTCACCAAGTGTGATTTCAAATGATCCTAAATATTCTATGTCATCTTCTGGTTCTTCTGCTTCTGCTTCTGCTTCTGCTTCTTTTGCTTCTGCAAATGCTTCTTCTGGTTCTACTTCATCTCCAATGACAGGAGTAGCTTCTTTTACTTGATCTGCAATCATAACAAATGGCATATCCAGAGGAATACCTATGAAATTAAATTCAATCGTTTCCCGTTGTTTTTCATCATCTTCTATTGTAATATGATCCTCATCTCTATTGACATCAATAATGATATAGTTTTTATATAAATCAGTATAGGTTATATCACTGATATCTTTTCGTATAAATGTAATAATTTGTTTACCTGCTTCAAAATGATTCTGTTCAACAAATGATTCTTCTATACGTTTTTCTATAATGGCTACGCTCGTTACTCCATATTCGTCTTTAAATTCTTCTGCTTCCTCATTATTTTTATATTCAAAAATATGCAATACATTGGAATCATGTATAGATTTAACATGTAATTGATCATAATCACGGTAATATACTTTACCGATTAATGTACGACCATTGAATATAATTTGTATGATATCACCCAATTGTACAAATAACTGTTCATCAAATGTATTGACTAAAGAGTGTTCTGTCGGGACTGGGTCTACTGCCTCTACCTCTACTTCTTCTATATCTTCTGCTGTGATTGCATTTACTTCATCTTCTTGATCTGCATCTACTTCATATGCTTCTGCTTCTGAAACAAATGGAAGATCAGATGGATTTATTTCAAAAGGTAGCTCTGAAGAGTTCATCTATAATCCTATAGATTATCTATCATTAAAATCATCAGAAAATACGTATATGATCTAAAGATAATATACGTATTCTTTTCATAGGGTTCAATATGGTATACGTGAGTGTATTCAAAGACCTTATTGAGAAATATCCTACCTGGTCTGAACTGGCAGTATTTTTAACCTCTAAGGCAGGTGGTTCACTTCATATTTCTGATAAAAATGATACATTCTGTATTATTCGTACAAAGAATGTAGTACGTGACTTACCTCATGTAAAATGGTTTCGTTCTACTGTATGGAATATGGCACTAAATCGTCCCGTATCTGTTGCACCCCCCAAAGTATCTAAGGTATTTCCCTATCAAACCTGTCAAGAAGCAGTAGGCGCTGGTCTATTCTGTCAAGAATTTTATGATGGATTTATGATTAATTGCTTTACACATGATGGTACGCTCGTAGTTGCATCACGTTCTAAGCTGAATGCAACCGGACATTTTTATTCATCTAAGAGTTTTTATGAATTGTTTGAAGAATCATATAAAGGTGGAGATTTAACTGATTCAGTGTCTTATAGCTTTTTGGTACAGCATCATGAACATCGTGTGGTTACACCAATTACAGAGAATCGTACGTACGCGGTACACAAAGCAACATTTATGGACGATGGATCCTTTTATGTAGATGATCATCTAGAAGAATTTCAGGGACGCGTCAATATTCCTTCTATTGTCATGGATCCAACCATGCAAGTAGATCAATGGGTAAATCATTTTATGTCCAATAAATCATGGGAGTTTCAAGGCATTGTCTTAAAAGACTTGAATGGCAATCGGTGGCGGTTTCGTAATCCATTGTATACGTATGTAAAAGAGTTGAGGGGAAATTGTGCATCCCATATTGAACGATTTGCACAATTGTATGTACAAAATCGGATTAAAACCTATTTGGAATATTATCCGCTGGAATCATTTACATTTCTGTGTAATAATGTATTTATGAATATGATTCATCAAACCGTGTATAATTATTATGTTCAAGTCCATATTACAAAAAAGAGTACAATGAATGATGTAGAGCGTGTTTATCGCCGACATGTGTATCAACTTCATAAGTATTATGTAAATGTGTTGCGCTCTCACCGACGAAAGATTACATTTAATGAAGTTTCTACTTATTTCTTTAATCTGCCATGGCATAATATTGCATATCTTGTTCGTAATATGCAGGATTCCTATTTTAATCAAATGAATGATGTTTTTAATGAAGTAGAGAACTAAAAGGAAATAAAAAGAACATATATAATGAGTTGCAGAGTACGAAAGTGCAGATATGATCTATCGCATGTTACGATAGAACATATTTGTGGAAAGTGCAAACAAACTGGTCATGGAGTAAAAGAATGTGGAGTGGAACATATGGTAGAAGCACTGAAAGAATTCTATTCAGATGTTGTGGCAGATCCTTGCAATGTCTGTGGAAGTATGACACATACTCTGGAGGGACATTTATGTGCATGTGGTCGGTATGGAGTTTGTGAGAGGGTTTGTGGTTAGATTAATTTTAACCATGGTTGGTTAGAAGTATCATATTCATCATAAAATAAATATAATACATTTGCAAATATACCGTCTTCTTGTGGCGTATGTTTCATAGCATATACCACATATTCTACTAATTTCTTTTCTTTCTGTTCTTGTGTAAATCTACGCTGTCCTTTAATAGGTTCATAATAATCTGGATTATACCGAATAAATCGCACTGGCATTCCTCTGACTTCTACTAAATTAATCATACGTGTCTGTTCACATTCACATGCATAGGATGAATGTTGATGCTCATCTACTTCTACATATACGAAATGACTTCCACAATCTATTTGGAAGTCAGGTCGTTCTCTTCCACAAGAAGTTCCTTCTAAGATTTTATCATGAATGAATGGGATTCCATTTGCTTTCAATACATCTTTGATGTGATTCTCTTTGGCATGTTGTCTAATCTTCTGTATGGTTGGATCACATGTATTGCATTTGCCATTGGTGAGAATATCTTCAAGACCGCATTCAGTGCATATTGCTAGGCCTAGATTTTCTGCAT